ACGTTGTCGAATTCCTGACGGAAGCTGCCTCGCTTGCCCGGCACCTGTACGCGGTACTGGCAGTCACGGCGCAGCGTTTCGTCCTCGCGCGAGGAAATGCAGCGCACCTCCCACTCGAGCGGCTTGCCGTCCTCATCGGTGAAGCGGTCAGACACGACCAGCTTCACGTTTTTAACCTGCTTGGCGTTCTGCGCCAGAAATGCGGTAAGATTACCCATTGTACAAATTCCTCCTTATTCCATACCGGACAGTTCGGTAAACTCCTCGGGCATATCCCAGCCGTCGAACGTGCCGGAAAGCTCCTCGTCAAGCAGACTGTCGCCTGCGTCGAACTTCGCCAGAATCGAGCTGTCGATCAGGCAGCCGGTGTGCGTGATGGTCTGACGGCCGGCGGACGAGGACGGATCCTCGTTGGACACCTGAATCTCAAACGGCGTCATCTTGCCGGTCTTGCAGTAGATCAGGAACCAGCGGCGGAACACGCTCTGGTTAAAGTGCGCCGTGCCCTTCCACGAACCGGACCAGCCGGTCGGCTTCTTGCCGATGCCGGTACGGCCGAGGATTTTCACGTCCTGCGAATTGACCTTCGCGGACGATTCAAAGCTGTACAGCTGCATCATATTATAGCGGTTGCCGTCAATGGTGACGTAGCACTCGGCCATCGAGCCGGATACCGCATCATTTGCTTCCATAACAGGAGCGTTCAGCATGACTTTTCCCTCCTTTATTCAACGATTACCTTCATGTAAAGCTGTTCCATCGCGGAAACCGGCTGTACATGGTCCTCGACCGCAACCGACTTCTTCATGTCGCCCTGCGACACGGTGACGCTGCTGCTGTCAAAGTTCTCAATGGCGCGGATGGTCTGGAGCTGGGTGTGGTGCGCTACAATGTCGCTCCACAGGCTCACGCGGCCGCTTGCGTCGTTCTGCACCTTGCCGAGGTACTTCGAGTTGAACAGCGATGCAATGTCATTCGCAATCTGGTCGAGCACGCGCATGACCTGATTGGACGAGAAATCCGCGCTCTTTTCGTCCGTGACGGACACAAAGGTGTTGATGTCGGTCAGCACGCGCGTCTGGTCGCCCACACGGTGGAACGTGAACTCACCCGCCTTGATCGCCTTTTCAAGCTGGGTCTGGGTGTAGTTCGTGTCGATGTCGTACTCGCCGGTGTAGGTCGAGTTGGTCATCGAACGATTGACCGCGCACGCGCTTTCCGCGCCGGTCGTCCAGTAGACAGCCGAGGTATCGTCAGATGCACCGACCAGACCGTTCTTGACGGAAATCACGCCCTCATAGTCTGCCGAGGGATAACCATGCAGCACGCACTGGAACTTCACGCCCTGCTCATCACGCAGGCGGCGCGTCCAGTTGGCGAACAGACCCTTGACCGTGCTGTTCTTCGTGTCGCAGCCGACCGCGTTGAAGCTGTACGGCTCGATCTTGTCGAGGAACGTCTGGTAAGCTGCATCCTGCACCGCGCCGGTCGTGCCGCCGGTGAGTAGCAGGCCCGCGTTCTCGGTCAGCGCCTCGCTGCCCTTCCAGTGCAGATAGTCGTTATCGGAAAGGTCTGCAACCGCCTTAACTGCCTTCTGCGTGTCCACAAGGGTCGTGCCGATATAGGTCGAAACATCGTATACCTCGTTCGTCGATGCCGTGAAGCCCTCGTTCTGCTGAATCACGATCTTCAGTTCGTTGCCGATCTTGCCCGGATACTTCGCCTCCGCGTACTTGCAGGCTGCCTTTGCACCGCCGCTGTTCAGACGGAACAGGTGCAGCGTCTTGGCGTTTGCGAAGATCTCGCGCAGCGGACGCAGCTCGTCCGCCGTGTAGGCGTAGCCGGTCAGCGCAAGTGAGCCCTTCTGGAACTCGCTGTTCTCGATGGTCACGACCTCGTTCTCCGGTCCCCAGTCGAGGGACAGCGGGAAAGCTGCCGTGCCGCGGTCGCCCAGGGTCGCAGACGCACGAGCCGCCGACACAAAGTTGATGTACGCACCGGGCAGAATTTTGTTCTGTACGGTATACATACCGCCGCCTAAAGCCATTTAATTCACCTTGCCTTTCATAAAGTTGTCGATGAGCGCGTCCACCTCGGAAAAGGTGTAGCGCTGATCCTTGTCGAGCAGCACACCCAGCAGGTCGCGCCGCTCGCGGTATCTGTCGAAGGTCAGGAGCTGTGCGCCGGTGAACGCCGGTGCTCCTGCCTCGGTTTTGCGTTTAACTGCCATTTTCGTTCTCCGTTCCTACGGTGGTCCGCAAATTCTCCATCGGAATATCTTCCGGGACCTCCCGGACAAACTGCCGGTAGTCCGCGAAGAAGTGCAGCACCTCGTCTGTAATTTCCCACGAGAGATTGCTCCCGCGCAGGCTTTCCGTGCGCCGCAGCAGCAGCGTGAGCGTCTGCGCGGTCTCTCGGCATTGCTCCTGCGGACGGCCGTCCGACGGGAAGAACCGCACGTCCATGTGCTGCACGATCTCATGCAGGCCGGACGGGTACGGCGTGACGTCTGCACGAAGCTGCCGAATGGAGAAGCACGGCGCAGAGAATCCCTGCTCGATACGCTCGGTGTAAATGTCGTACTGCGCCGATGAATAGACCGTACGCAGCTTATCGACGATTTCCTGTACTACGTTAATCATTTGCCCTCCATCATGCGGCTGAGAAATTCCTCGCTTTTGGCCTTGATAAAGTCCGGCGCGGCTTTTTGCAGGTCGAACAAACCCTCCCGCAGCATATGCTTGCCCTCGACAAAGCCATTCACAAGGCGCTTGCCGATGGCCGGAACGTACCGTCCGACCTCCTGCCGGTGGCCGTTCTCCACCCACGGCGCGTACTCGATGTTGTTGTAAATTTCCGCGCGGTAGTGCTTGCCGCTGCGCTTCGCCTTGGTGATGAACCAGTTGCGCCGCAGATGGCCGGAATCGACCGGCGTGCGGTATTTCACATCACCCACCAGACCGTTCATCATCTCGTCCAGCAGTCCGGTGTAGAAAGCGTCCATCTCCGGTTCGCTGGCGGCGGCCTTAATGCGTTCGTTTAAGTCGCGCAGCTCGTGAAAATCACAGCTTCCCCAGCTTGCCATTACGCTCGCTCCTCCCGGACGGCAGAAAGCTGCTGATGCGTCGGATAGACCGCGCTTTCGCCGCTGTATTTCAGCCGATAGGTCGCGCCGTACTGCTGAACCGCAATGCGGCAGCCTGCCGGAACAGCCAGATCAGGCGCACAGTAGATCGTGGCCTGATAGCTGATCTGACCGCTGTTTGCGTCGGTCTTGCTGTCCGGTGTGCCCGAAAACGACAGCGCACACGGGATATTCTCGTGCAGCACCGCGTCCGGCGTAACAACGGTTTCGCCATTCACGGTTTGCTTGCTTGTGCTGGTGACGGTCATCACGCCGTCATAGGTCTGCTCCAGCAGCGCCCGTTCCAGCTCCGGATTGCCGAGCATACTACCACCTCATCTTTCGATAGGCGTTCAGCTGCGCCTTGTAGTCGGTGAGGAAGTCGCCCGAGCCTGCCAGTGCCGCCAGCTGCTCCGCCGCCGTTGCAAAGGAAAAGGACGTATCCCCTCTGGACACGCCCTTTGCGGCAGGCTGCATATTCTCGTTCTGGAGCTGAACGCTGTTTACCAGACCGCGCACCATCAGCGCTGCGGTGTTCGTCAGGCCGTCCGGCGCCTCGGTCAGATTGCAGTAGTTGCAGATCTGCTCGAGCACCAGATCGCAGGCGAACTCAAGCGTTTCCTGCGGCAGGTTCGGCAGCAGGCTTTGCGCCCGCAGCATCAGCGTTTCCCTTGTCATTTCTGCGCTTCCCCCTCGGTTTGTCCTCGATCGGCTCGGTTTCCTCCTCGGCGGTCACGGTTTCCACGGTAAAGCCCGCACGGCCGGAGAACCAGCTTGCAAGCCACTCGTTATCCGTCTGCGCCTCACCGTTTACGAACTGCACGCCGCCGATCTTGCGGTCGTACTCCTCGTTCGGTGCCTTGATCTTGTACATAGCGCTTCCCTCACTTTACCTTGAAGTTGCGCAGCACGCCGGCAGCGCGGGACTTCTTGAGCACGGTTGCCGCTACCATTTCCACATCACCGGCCTTGACCGGGCCTGCGGTAGAGAAATCCGGCAGCGTGGTCGAGATCACCTTGCCGCCCATCGGAGATACGGCGTGGAAACCGTCCAGACCCAGACGGACAGCGTACAGGTCGGTCAGACCGGTAACGGTGGTCTTGGACGAGGACGCGCCGTATTCACGCGACGTGATCGGCACGACCGGCTTTTCCTTCTTCTCGGCGGTGTCGTAGTAATACTGCATATCCATGAACGGAATGCCGTTGTAACCGCTCATCTGACGGCCGAAAGCGTCCTCAGAGTGGGTCAGATAACCGGCACGGCGGGCGCAGGAGCGGATCTTGGTCAGCAGCGCCGCATTGCCGATGAGCATGGTCGGCACGCCGTCCAGCTCGGACAGGAACTCGTCGAGCATATCGAGCACGGTCTTGTAGTTGGTGTCGATCGCCGCCGAGGTGGACAGGTCGATCGCCTTGGATGCGTCCGCGTTGATTTCGGTGGAAGTGCCGACAAGTAGCGTGTCCAGACCGTCAAAGCCCTTGGTGCCCTTGTCGCCGTTGATGGCGGTGTAGTGGAACAGGTTGGTGGTCGCCTTGATGTGCTCCTCGAGCTGGAACTGCACCTCGCTGATCTGGCCGTTCGCGGTGTTCGCGAGAACACGGTCGATCTTGAACGTACCGCCGAAGATCTTGAGGTCAACCGACTTGGTTTCGCGGTCGGCTACGGTGTCGGTGTAGTCGGTGTTGATGTCACGGAAATCCGCGCCTGCCGGGGTCTTGAGCTGAGTGTAGCCATAGGTCAGCGTAGAGCCGCCGGTACCGGGCGATACCGAGTTGTCAAAGGTCAGTGCCTCCAGCAGCATGGAGCCGCGGCGGAACTGGTCAATAACCTGCTGGTCCACATGGTTTGCCATGCCGACCTTTGCCTGTGCGAGAGTGATAGGCATTTTTCATTCCTTCTTTCTGTTAGCCGTGGGTGTTGTATACTTCTGCGAGAGCGGAACCGAGATCGTTTACCGTGTTCGGGTTGCCGCCGGACTGCGGATTGTAGCCGCCGCCCTGACCGCCGTTCGGGTTTCCGCCCTTGCCGCCCTGCTTGCCGGACTGGCCTGCGCCGTCCTCCTCGAACAGCCACGCCTTGTCCTTTTTCAGACTTTCGACCTGCGCGTCAAGGCCGGTGATCTTGCCGTCCGCGCCGATCTTGATGTCGTCCATCGAGAGCGCCGCGCGGGTCAGCTGCGGATCGCGTGCATGGGCACGGGTCAGCGCCAGGTCGATTGCCGCATCGCGGCGGATGTTCGCGGTGTCGGTGTCGTACCTGGTCTGGAGATCCTTGAGGTCGTCCTCCAGCTTCTTCGGGTCCTTTCCGTCCCACGCCTTTGCGGTGGCACGAAGGTCCTTGATGGTGTTGTTCGCCGTGGTCAGCTCCTGCGCCTTGGTGTCCAGGTCGGCCTTGGGAACGTAAGCGCCGCCGGCGGCGTTGACCACCTCAAACTTTGCGTCCTTTGCCGCCTGCTGGAACTGTTCCCAGGTCAGTGCGCCCTTTTCAAAAAGGCTTTTGAGAAATTCCATTGTTTTTTGCTCCTTTCATCGAAAAATGGGTATGAAAAAACCACCTTGGATTGAATCCTTGGTGGTTTAGTCCATCAGTTCTACTGTTTTGATTTCGGTTTCCAGCATTCCGGTCAGAACGCCGTTGTCGTCGCGTCGGATAATCAGCTCTGCAATCTCCGGTTCATTGTCCAGTGCGCCTACGACGGTGACGAATTTGCCGGTCAGCGTAATACCGTCCGTGCATTCCACCCTGAGGCGATGCGCTTTGTCATATGGATGCTCGGTGCCGAGCAGCTTTTTCATGTGCTGAATGAGATCCATCGTTATCTCTCCAATGTACGGTCTTGATGACTAAGTCTTTGGTTGATAGTGAACGCCCGGTGCACATTCGATTGCCGGGTTTTCCTCCAGCTTATTCATATGCTCGCCCGGGATACCATCCGGAAACGCCTTGCAGCATACCCGCTTTCGGTGGATACAGGTATTGCACAGCACACCATGAACGCCCGACGGCTGCGAACAGCGTGCCAGAAACTTGTCATGATTGGACAGTTCTTCATATCGCCTGCTGCGTTCCTCGGGTGACAGCCTTTTGAAGTCCTCAAAGGTTAAATTTCTGTCAGCCATATGGTGTTGCCCTCCTTTCTGTCAACAATGAAACGCGATTCTCTCTTGAAAAGGATTTCCTTTTCGATTGCGTTGATACCACGCATATCTCTGCCGGTCTTACTCTGAATAACCAGCTGAATATCCATATCCGAGTCATATACCTCCGTAGAAGTAGACGTGTATGCGTCGTATGTAACGATCGCGTCAACCTCATGCGCTGCCAGAAAAGCAGCTTTATCCGGTATCATGTCACTGGACAGAGAACGATATACCGTTCCCTCGTACACTGGAAGTTTATCCAGCGCCTTGTCAAGCCGTTTCGTCCAGCGCTGTTCCGCTTCGCTGAGCGATTCACCTCGGCGCAGCTTATCGTTTAGCGAATAGCTGGCCG